GTTCTTAAACCATCTATGGACAGTCATGTTCTGCTTGTCCACCTGTCCAATCAGGCTTTTATCTCCCTTCCATAACAACTGCTTGATGCCGTTTCGCTGGCAGATATCCGTTACCAGGGCAATCAGTGATGTCATAGCTGCATCCGATACATGCCATCCGGTTGCTGCTCCGCCGTCATTGGCTACCTCAATGGTTACGGCTCTCATGTCATTTGCCTTGTTACTGCTGCACCAGCTACGGTCCTTTTCTTCCACGTATAGTCCAATCCGTCCATCACTGCCAATTCCATAGTTGGATGATGCCATACGTGTCCTCTTGGCAAATCCCTCTCCGCATCTCTCCACTGTCAAATTCCCAGCCATACAGTGAATGGTAATGGTATCAATCTTGTGGTTTCTGGGGCTTGTTTTATTGGGGCTTATTCTGGTATACGTTGCCAGTGTACTGTTACTCATGCCTTCTACCTTCTTTCCTTCATCAAATCGTGTTAAATTATACTCCCGTATCACTGCCATCAGATTGTCCACATACTTTAAGGATGTGGCGTATCCATCCGCTCTGATGTTCTGCAGGTATTCTCTCGGAGTTGTGACCCCTTTCAAGTTTGCATATCTTGGAGTATTGATAAAATCAAAATACCCTCTCACGCATGCTTCCATATCCGGGAATGCAAACCACTGCATTGAGACTGATGTGTATGTTCCATCTGCCTTTTGTTCGCTGCCTACTTTGGTGTAACTGCCGGTTGCCGTGGGGCATCTGCCCGGTTTATACTTCAGACCAAAGTAATTGTTTGCCTTAACTGCCAGCTCCGAAGTGCCTCTGGCAGACTCCAGTACCGCCTGCGCTATGATAGGGCTATGTACGCAGATGCCATATGCCGGGGCATATTTCTGCACATATGCCCCGATTTTCTCGATAAACTCTGTGGTGTTCATGGTATTACTCCCTTTTATCTGTGGTTTTGTTAAATCTTCCCCACAATTCACTAAGCTTTTCCCAGCCATACATAGCCACGAAAGCTACGATAAATCCGGCAAGAATGGCGGCAATAATCATGTACCACAAAATAGACTGCTGCACATACTGCATATAGGCAATAAATGCCGTCAGGGTAAGTCCAATGGACAGGACAAACACGAGGATGTCCGTAGGAATTTTAGAAAGTACACCTACACCCTTAAATACCTGCGTGATGACCGACACCATAAATGCCAGCGCACCAATTACCGCCAAAATCAATGTCATGTTTTGAATTAAATTTTCCATACTCTTCACCTTTTTAACCTTTCTGTTCCAAATCCTGAATTCTGTGATTGATTACCTTAATCTGTTCCTCCACAACCGGCATCCGCCGCGCAAAGTTGTTATGCTCCCGGACTTCCCGGGTCAGCTCATCAATCTTGCAATTTGTAACTGCCTGCGTTGTTTCCAACTGATGACCAATTTTCTTGTTGTTCTGCGTAACTGTAATAATTACTCCGCACAAGGAAAATACACCTGATGCTACTGCTGCTATAACTGTATCCATTTCTTCTTTCACCTCCTTTGGGGTAAATATAAAAGAGCCATAACCACGTATGTGGCTATCGGCTCTTAGGCGCTAAATAATGCTGTATTCATTTGTCACACTTAAAATGTCTTAACTTCCCCGGTAATAGATATAGGCATATTGTCAGTACCATAATTCATGAGTACAACAACGGTAACAATTCCATTTACTACACTGTATATTTGTGCACCCACATCTATTGTAGATATGCCAAGCGTAGTTCCAGAGTATATAAACCGTATATTATCCAATGCTGTTCGTTCTTTTTTTGCATTTTCATTTACCTTTACCGTGAAAGTTCTATGTGTTCCACTTGCAAACGTTTGCGAAAACGGGAAGGTTTTCGGCTTACCCCCCCCACCGAACATATATTCGTATGAAATCTAATTGCCATTATCTTTTCCTCCTTAATTATTGGTATGTTCCTGTGGCTAATGAGAATTTAACACTACTCATGTAAGCAGAACTTCCGGGACCGACCTCTATCTGTAGGTACGGGTATTTTTCTGGATTGTTAACCACATTCTTTGTGCCGTAAGCCCCGAATGTTCCCGACGCTATCTCGGTCTTTGTTGCCATAGACGGGTCTGTCGAACCGTACACTTTCCAATTCGGGTAGTTACTGACATCCGTGGTTATCAGTGTAAATTCGGATAAATCCGTTATGGAAAATATATTGCTGAAATTCTGCTTAACACCAACATCCCTTGACTGTATCGTAAATGGCATCAATATGTTGCTCTTCCCACTTTGTGGTGTATTAAATCTAATTGCCACTATCTATTCACCACCTTTACCGCTTCAATCGTAATAGCAGCCGTTGTTGCTGTTTCAAATACGATTGTCACACTACCTGCCGCCTGTGTGCTCTTGAATACTGACGGACTTGCCGCCGCCATGATGTCAGCCGTATCGTTGGACGGATATACATCAATGATGGATGTTTCTGTGATAGATGCATCCGATATCACATACGATGTAGACCCGGAAGGAATAGTGTACGGGCCCAATATATCACCAACTGCCGCCGCAATTCTGGCTTCCAGGTCGTTCATATTTGCAGCGCTAAACGCATCCCCTTCCTGTGATACCGTACCCTCGCTACGTGCTACTGTCACGGTCTCCGCACTTCCATCTGCCTTTGTCAATGTCCTTCTGGTCGGGTACTCTGTAATTCTGTCTTTCCACGTTTTTCTTGTAAATAAACTCATACGCCCTCCTTATAATAATAGTCCAACAGTATCTCCGGCATATATTTCTGTACCGGCATAATAGTTCATCTGTGCCGATATAACTTCATATACATCTGCCAGTATTTTCTCTATATCATTGTATTTTTGCCATGTATTGTACGGAAGTTCCGGCACCGTGGGGGTGTCAGCATGCACACAATATGCCGCCCGGATTGCTGCTACATTCGACTTCATATCGGAAAAATAGTTTGCTGCCGGGAACTCCGGGACCGCCCCAACATGGCTGGTTTTATCCAATTCCAGTACATCTATCAATATTTGGATGTTGTTCTCAATTCTGGACAAATCCGATGTATTAAGGCAGCCCTTTAGTCCTGCTAAATATTCCGACCTCTGCTCTGCGGTCATATTATTCCAGCCAATAGCTATCAATTCTTTGGCATAATTCACATCCGCCTGCGTCCTGTCCATCACCGGAGGCTCCCATGTATAGGGATAACTATATCCAGATACCGCTTTCCGGCGAACTCTTGCCATTCTCTGTGGCTGTTTATAGTACGGATTGATTGGTCTTAAATCCATTTATATCAGCCCCCTTTCTCCCGCATATATCTCCATGCCGGCATAGTAGTCAGCCACAGTTATAGTGGCGTATCCCCGGCAGGTGGCACTTGCTATATATCCACCCGTCAGGTCTATGGTCTGCTGCGTAATGCCGGTAACTGCATAGCTGCCGTCCGTATTTTGGACTTCAACCCAGTTCCCCGCGACTTCATCCTGCATCAGGTAACGGATAGAAACAATCTGCCGGAGTTGGTAGTAGTTGAGCATCCTTTCCGCTACCTCTTTGGCTCTCTCCGCATTGAACAGGGTTCCACCCTCATAGGATTGGATATTTTCAACCTCTCCCGCATCTTTAACGGCTACCCTCGCCGTGTAAGTAATGTCCTGACTTTCGTATTTCCTACCTTTGATAACGCACGTCCCTGCTTCGTCCATGCTCACTGTCACATAATTGGTCGCCGCCGCTACCACGGAGCCGCCCTCTGCCGTGATACTCTCCGGCATGTACGGCTCCGACAGTTCCATAGTGGTTATACCAGACGGAAGAACATCGTTATAAATCTCACTGGCTTCTGCTTGCAGACTGTACGATTTGTAGGCTATGGAAATGCCAGACACATAATCCGCCATTTCCACGGTGGTTCCCATGAATTTACGGTCTGTAGTAATCGTGCTGGTGGTAGACCTGTCCGGCATACGGATGCTGATATATCCCTGCCTGTCGCAGCCTGCCACGGCGCCGCAAGCAAATACAACCTGCTGCAATGCTTCCCGGTGGGTGCAGATGGGGATATGCCCGTATAACTGAATAGCTGCCACATCATCCGCCACCTTGTACTCCGTCACTCTGGCATCTGTCATAATGGCATCAATGACTTCTCCGGCTGTTTCCCCGGTATAAATTTTTCCGCCGTAGAACTTTGTTTTATCCATGATACCCATTCGGTCAATGAGGGAAAAACTAACTAAATTGCTTCCACTCTGCCAGGTGTCTATATAGAATTTCCCACAAGGTACTTCGCTTGTCCCAACCTCTTCCGTCATGGATACGTGCTGGCTCTTCTGGATGGATTTCCATATGCCGCTTTTGTTGGTTGCATCCCATTCCCCCGCGGCGTCTACCACGGATATATCGCAGGTGCCTACCGGAATGGTTGCTGATGTAGTATCCAGTTCTTCAGTAATGGATGCCGTCTGTATCTGTTGACCGCTCCACTCAATTTCCATGCCGTATTTGATATACCGAAGCTTTACCCTCTGCTGTGGCAATCGCGTTTTCAAAAATGTAATCACAATCTTTCCGTAATTCTCCACCTGCTTCCTACACAGGAAAGTCAGGGCATCCGGCGCATATTCTTCCTCAATAATCTTCTGTCCGTAGGTGTCGTACCATGCCACCTTTATGCCAGCCGGGTAATCATCCAGAAAATACAATGTGATGCCCGCCGATGTATGAGGTAAAGTAAAGGAAATGGTTAATATCGGCGGTGTTGTAAATGCCCCATCTTCACCCGATATGCCGGATATAAGGGGAATGCATGTCTCATCTTCCATGATTGCCCTGCTGCCGTCCAGTACCGCACTGTTCAGGTCCGGTATCAGGTACGCAGGATAAGTAGTGTCGGATTTCAGCAGTTCCAGCTTTCCGATATCGGCATTGGGGAACTCCGGGGAACTGTCGGATAAGGCAGACACATCCACAAATTCCATATGTGCTTTACAATTTGTATATGGCATCTGCTTTACCTCCTACCCCGGCTTTCTCGCCGGCTTCTTTGCCGTAAACTTGCACTGCAGTCCTTTCATCTTGGCGGTGCTTGACAGTATCTTTTCAATTTCGTCTGATACCCCTGACACATACCCACGGAAGGAATAGGTTCCCTTTACTGTCGGTAGTGAAAAATCATGGAACTCTACCGGCTCCGTGAGCTTGTCCCACAGTTTTTCATACAGGTCATCGTTCTCGATGGTGCCGAAGCTCATCTGATAGTTGAAATAGACACCAATCAATTCCCTTTTCAGGTCACCGTCTTCGGTTCGCTCCGCATACTTGTCTAAGAAGTCCGCCGTCCTCTTGATAGACACAAGAGGCACATCAAAATAAATTCCATCAATTCGTATACCCTGTGTGTATTCCATATGTGCCTCCTCATGTCGTTGATACACGGAAGTTACGGCCGATACGGCTATTTTCAGCATCAATTACCGGTTTAAGTAATCGTCCCAACTCTGCAAGGCTTCCTTCAAACCGAATGGTTATATCTCCTATGCGTCCATTTCTATCCAGTACATTCTGTACCGCATCCTCTATTGTGGCTAACGGTGCCTCTACGTTGGTTCCACTTGTCTGGTCTCCCAGAACAGCCAAAAATTGATGATTAGGTGGAATAACCGCACCCTGTGCCAAATAAGGTATTTTATTATAAGTTTGCTGTGGAATATTGAAGCCGAATGTCTTACCGCCAATTCCATAAACCCAATCAGGCACCTTAAAACTGAGTGAATTCAGGGCATTTACTATAGTATTCATCATCGACTCAACTGCGCTAATCATTTTGTTAATGAAACCAATAATCATATTTATTGGCTTCTTCGCTACTGTTACAGCTCCGTTCAGCAATGTTTTTAGCTTATCGGGAATGCCTTTGAAGAAATTAACTAAACCATTTTTCATATCTGTAAAGCTTTTTTTCAGCTTGACTGCTACTTTTTGAGAGAAAAAATCTGCAATTTTGGTTCCCAAATCTTTAATTTTAGTCCACAACCCAGTGAAAAATGTACCCAGTGTTTCTCCAAATGCACAAATTCCTCCCCAGATATCTTCCCACCATAACTTAAGAGCATCACGCCAGCTTCCATCAAGAAAAGACTCTTTAATAGCATTTAGCTGTTCTCCAAAGCCCATTTCTATCTTGTCGCCTGTAATCAGTTCGTATAAGTCCTGCCCTATATGCCATCCTAATATGGCAGCTCCTACCGCTGCAGCAGCTCCGCCAAGTGCCGTCATCAAAGGACCTGCTGCTGATAAACTATTTACAAATCCAACAATTTTCCATAAAAGAAATGCTTCGCCGATTATAAACGCAATGTTCTTTATTTTCTCTAATTTCTCATATAGATCCTCCGCCCAGCTATAGTCTGCTGCGGTAAGCTTCACTTCCTCAAAGGCATCCGCTCCCGTGGCTTCTCCTCCTGTACCACCGCTACTATCATTTTTAGACAGCACATTGATACTATCAAATGCGGCAAGAGCTCCTTGTGCCGCGCTTTTGGCAGTATTCAGTGACTTTGCATAATCTACAACCTGCTTTTTTGCCCTCGTATATGTTGCCTTACCACTGATAGCCGCCAAGAATTTTGACATTGTTTCAGCAGCACTGTTTAACCACCCTATAAGTTTTGTCAGATATGGAATTGCCATATTTGCAATAGGTTCAAAGGCTGCTGCCAGTCCATTTTTCAACTGGGCGCTCTGTGACTTCATGGCAGACATAGCCGTATTATAGTCAGAGGAATACTTGGTAAGGTTCTTAAACCCTTCCTGCATTCCTGATACCATTGTTCCAAATCCTTTGGATATCCAGTTAAAAACAAGTAGGCTTAATGTAATTCCTTTTAACCGGGAGCCAATAGTCCCAATCAACCCCGAAGATTTCTTACTCCCATTAGCTATTGCATTGAAAAACTTATTTCCAGCGTCACTTGCTTTTTTGAAGCCATCGCTTGTAGATGTTGACACAGCATTTTGCAATGTCTCAAGCCTTTCCGTTGCTGTGGCAAGCTTGTCTTCCAGCAGTTCTGCATCATATCCCAAGCTTTCTAATTGCCTTGACACACTTTTTTTAGAACCGCCGAGTGCTTCAACTTTATCGGACCTTTCTCGCACTCTTTCTAATTGAGCCATCAATTTATTTATCTCTTTTTGTGTTTTAATCAGGTCAGAATTATCCACACTGGTTCCCACACGTATGGTTGCATCATAATTAGCCATCTCATCACCTCACTTCAAGCCAGTAGTTCTTTCCTGGCTCTTAGGCGCTGTGCTGGCTTATTTATTTTCCTAACATTTTCAGGAATGCTTCCTGTGCTTCTTTGTTTCTCTCGTCTTCTTCTGTGCTGACTTCTTTCTCCACAAGGGAATAGATTTTCTTCACCTGGCGGAGCCGCTTCTTTTCCTCCGGCGATGCCTTGGAAGGGATTTCCTTTAGCCGTATATCGACGACGCGGGTAAAATTACATTTTTCCAAATTTGATAAAAGCCCCATGAAGGTAAACCAATGCATATCCACCGTGTTAAGGTCTATTCCGTACTGTTTCAAGAATGCCGCATAGATACGCCACTGGTCGGCATCAAAGTCCATTACCTTCAATTTATGGTCCTTGCCCTTACTTCTTTCGTGGTTGTCATGGTCGTATTCGCTCAACCACCACTGCAGGGCATCCATAGCATTTTCAAATAGCGGCTGTTCTTTCGGAAACAGCAAGGATAATGCTGTGGCAACCTTTTCCCTGCTGTTAAGGTCATTGTCCACAAGGCACTGGGATATCTGGATGCCGATGCGGAAATCCGTATCTACCGGGTACCCGTCCCATTCATCCGGCAGGGCATCCAGCAGCACATTAAACACGGCGTGCTCCTCTTCTTGTACGACTGTATTTCTTGCTGATTTCCTTCTGGCGTTCATCCATGTATTTCTCTGCAATAGGCATAAGCTGGTCGAAGAAATCCGCAATCATGTATGGACCGGGTACCGTGTCGCCGAATACCTTTCTGCAGGTATCTGCTCCAAAGATATCATCAATGCGGGCCATAAGTCCCTTTGTCCGTTCAATCATAAGGGTAACATGGTCCCGCAGCTCCATCTTCTTTACTTCTTCTGACTCCAACTCCTTGGAAATGGTCTGAAACTCATCCATAAGATTGCAGAACCGGTCAAGGAACATGGTATCCTCCACGTTGAGGGTAATGGTTTCCCCGGCATCGTTCACCTCGATAACAATTCCGCGGGAAACTCTGATTTTCTGTATGTTTTCCATTATAATTACCATCCTCTCTGAATGTGATGGGTGACAGAGAAGTACACCCACCACATATGTTAATTATTGATTAACACCTACACTATTCGGTTTCACCGGCAGTGAATGTCTTTGTGCTGATGTTGAATGTACCGTGGATATCCTCGCCACACTGCTTAATGCTCACAACATTATGCACATAATCACCGCCGTCGCCGCCATTGGATGTTACAGACACGGTACAAGGCACCTTGATTGCCTTATATGTACCGGCGGAGCCGCTTACCGCATCCCGTAAACGCAGGCGTACGAAAGAAGTCTTTGCAGATGCGCCGGTAGGCAGCTTGTCAACCATGCTGTCCAGCCATTTCTGGACTTTATCTTCTACGCAGTCCTCTTTATCCACGTCAAATGTGCGCTGATATGCCTTTACGTTATTGGACTTGCTCTCCATGTTGATGTACTGCTTAGTCTCATCCTCCGGGTTCATTTCCTCGGTAAGAGACTCAATTCCGTCACCCAGCAGCTCATAGGCTTCTTCGGCTGCACCCATGCTGGTATCGATGAAATGTTTAAGGTCTGTTCTCATCTCAATTCTCCTTTACATATGTGATACCTACCGTCATCTGGTAGATAGAGTTATTAGTTTCTGTTTTGTCCATGAAAAATGGAGTTGTGACTTCCACTTTCTGCACCTTTGCATTGGGAATTTCGGGAAATACCCTGTTGCAGGTCTGTTCTTCTACCCATTGCTCCAGCGCCTCGCCAAATCCGTTATTTTCCATGCAGTCTGTATTTGTGCTGGCCGGAAGTCGCGCAACAAGCATGTAATGCCCTGTTATAACTTTGGTGCCGGAAAGATATGTTTTCACACTTTGCACAGGTTCCTTAATAAGCGCATAATCGATGTTGCCATGCAGCAAATCTGTATCAATATGTCTCATTTTCTGGTCTTCCAGCTTAAATGTTTTTAACCACTTAATAATTGCTTCTGATGCCGTCATTGTCCTGCTATCCTCCTTGCACCCTGTTCTATCTCTTCACGACCACCATTCTGCATATAACGGTCTGCCCAGTAGGCGCCTCTCATAGGTGCTCCTTGGAAATTATATTCCGGGTGGTAGTACAATCGTCGGGCATAGGGCGTACTCCATACTACATCGGTTCCATCTTCGATGTGGCAACTGTCAATCAGCCTTCCGGGGTTTTCATATTTCCCTGCTAAGTCAAATGGAACGAAGGGCTGCACGTTTTTCATAAATTCGTTGGTAACAAACTGCTGTACCCTGCCCTTTTCCTCCAATCCAAGAGCCTTGATGCAGTCACCAAGATTGAATGTGCACTGATAATCCAGCTTACTCACTTTCCCACCACCTTTATGGTCTTTAGTCTCGGGCGGTTCCGATTGTCCGATACTGCCGTTACTGTGACGGCATATTGGAAGTCATCCTGCAAATCTGAAAGCTTGTACGCCCGGCTGATTTCCTGTTCAGACATGCCCAGCACAATCATGTCCTGTCCCGATTTCGGGTTAAGAGTCCAGAAGCCTGCTGCCTGCTCGGCGGTCAGCTTGGCGTACTCTGTGGGCGGAAGGTAAGGCTTGTTACCATAACTGTGTTGAAAGTCCACTGTGATACTTTCCACCTTGGACTCCGTCTGTACGTTGCCGGAGGTCGTAGTCTCCGTCTTGTTATGGCTCCACTGGACGCCCCTTATCACTGACCGGAACCACGTTTCCTTTTCGGTGTCCGGGTCCCGGTGGTAGTTGTACACCGTCATGGTATCGCTAAAAAGAATGCTCATAACGCACCTGCCAATCCCGTGCCGGACAACCCGGAACGAATTACAGAGGTAAGCTGCGCTTCCTTCTCCTGCGCCGTGGTGACCTTGTAGGACTCCGAATATCCATCATTGCTGACAGATACGATGCCGGTACCCATGCCGGAAGCCTCCTGCACATTCATAGTGGCAAGAAGCTGGCAGAAGGTGTCCTGTATCTGTGCATGGACCTGCTTCTGGAAATCCGTGGCGGTGTCCTCACTGTAGGCATCCTCAAACTGCTTCGCCCGCATGTGGGTTATGGTATTCAGTTTGATTTCTGCCAACTTGGACAGCCGGTCAAACTCCGTTTTATCAGATATACCATTGTAAAGGGAGCGGTACTGCTCCCACGTTATGTAAGACATACTGCTCCCTCTCTTCCTACTCCGTTACGGCTTCTGCTGCTGCCTTTTCCTTCTTGGGAGATTTCTTTGCCTTCAACTCGGCAATCTCCTGCTGCAGTGCAGCATTTTCCGCTTTCAGCTCGGCAATCTCCTGCTGAAGTGCCTTATATGCATCACTCTTGGTCTGTGTGCCCATTCCTACTGTTCTCATAGTCCGCCTCCTTATGCCTGATGGCTTAAGTAGATACCAGCCGTCTTATTCTTGTAGACATCTACCAGACCGTACTTGCGGTACTTGATGATGTCTGCGTCTGCATCCGGGTTAGCAGATGCCGGAATGACGTTGGACACTACGTGCTTATCGTGCTTGATGATGGCAGGCTTATGAATAATCATAAAGTTAATAGCCTTTGCAGCTTCCTGCACCATCTCGTAGTAAGTACCAATAGACTCGGTCTGCGGATTGCTTACCTTACTGTAGACACCGCCGCTTTCAGTGTAGTAGGTCTTGCTGCTTACTACTGCCACATCGGTAGTCTTTGCATACTTGGCAGTACCCTTACGGTAATGACCTGCTTCCTCTCCCGGTGTTTTACCATCCAACAGGTCAATGGATGTGTAAAATCTGCCCTGGGGTACAGCTTTCTTAATAGTGAACGCATTCAGAATTTCCTTGGACTTGTAAGAGTCCAGCATCAGCAATGCATTAAGCAGGTTTGCAGTTGCATACAGAATTCTGCCCTCTTCCGGTACCTCGTCGTTGTCCATAGTGTCTTTTGCTTCCAAAAGCTCTGCCAGGAACGCTTCCGCGGTAGAAATGGTCTTTGCTTCGCCCTTAGAAATACCTGCGATACCTGCAAGAGTAGCGAAAGTAAACGCATCTGCTTCCGGTGCTACCTTGGTGCGCATAAGTTCTGCGCCAGCCATACCAAAAGCAAGGTTGTAGGTTTCCTGATTGTCCATAGCATCTACAGACAGTTTAGCACCACGGTCATAGTTATACTCAGTGGATGCCCACTTGAAATCTACGGTTCCCTTGGTATAACCACTGTTGCGGTCATAATCACCAAGACCGGTTACAGAAATCTGGGGATATACAATCTCCTTTACATTTGCACCGGCTCTTGCCATTGCGGGGTCACCAGTCAAATCGCTGGTAACAGACTCTTTTTTGTATACCTCATCAAGCAGAGGTACATAGCTTTTTGCTAATACGATTGTGTTCGGCATTTATTTTCCTCCTTATTTTGTCTCACCTACAGGTGGAAGTCCCATAGCTGCTCTCATGGCAGCTTCGTCGGCGTCAATGTTGGCGCCACCTCTCACCTGTCCAATCAAATTTCCTGTTCCTGTCGGTTTAGGCTCTGGCTCGCCGAAGAGCATCTTGCTATCTTCTGCTTCTGCCAATACTTTCAGCGCCGCGGCAATGTCCTCTTTCTGATTTTTGGATGCTTTCAGTGTAGGTACATCCAACAGAGCGGTGATAGCCTTGGCGTTCTT